CGCCATAGAGGATGATGAAACGCACGGACGGCTCACGCATGAAGCGCATGAGCTGCCACCCGTTCGGATTGAACATCCGGTAATCGTAGCGAAAAACCACCTCTTTTGACATTTTGCTCTATCTCCCTTATTTGACACTTGCCACACTTTTGCCGGGTTTTGTTGGCATTTTGCCAAAACTTCCCTTGTGTGACATTTTGCTATTGCTCGGGCTCGTCATCCTCGGGCAGTCCCGAGAAGTCCATGACGTGCTTGCCCTCGATGGCCATGTTGCCGCCCATCTCGACTTTCTTCGGTGCCTCCCAGCCGTTCATCGAGGCAAGCAGCTTGGCTGCCTCGGTCTTGCCGTTGAACTCGTAGGACACCTCGCCCTTGCTGTTCTTGATCTTCTTGAGGGCCTTGCGCATGTGCACGGGCATTTGGTTGGGTGCCTTGAGCCTCGGCCTGCCCGTCACCTCGTCGATGTAGTACATGTCGGTGGGGTCAACCTCCACGATGCCCATGAGGACTTTCTCGACCTTTGCTCGGTCAACCCTGGTAGCCTCGGCATACTCCTCCTGCAGCTCGGCTATCCTTGTGGCAACCTTGTGGTTGCTGAGCAACTTGCTTGCGCACTCCCAGACGGTGCTCTGCTTCATGTTGGCGCAGTTGTAGGCAAGGCGGTAGGCCTCGCTTGCGTTGCCTATCTCGACGTAGTTGCGGCAGAACTTCTCCTGCTTGGGCGTTAAAGGTCTTGTGTTGTCTTTTTGCTGTGCCATGATGTTGCGTATAATTTAGGCGTTGATCTGCGTATAAAAAGCGACGGAAAATGAGAAAAAGTCTCAATAAAGTGAACGAAACGCTAATAAATTGCCTGATTTGGCACTTTTGTTTCCTTTCTCCCGATTTTTATTTCCCGTTTCAGACGGTTTCCCCCGAAAAAAGGGATACCGAGGACGGTTTTCCCGACCCCGGCTCCCCGAGTTCTCGACAGGGGGACTACACGGCGACAATCTCGCCGAGATACGAACAGTCCCTCTTGCCCAAGACGGCATCCAGCCCTTCCTCCACTGTTTTGTACCGCAAAGATAGCAAAACAATCTTATCGTCGATGCGTTGGACTGAATTGTCGCGGGCGACGGCTCCTCCGCGGAAGACGAGCCTGACACCGTTGCGGGCGCTCACCTCGCGGGCGAATTCCGTCACGCTCATCGCGTTCGGGTTGGCCAGGTTGAACACCTTGCTGCCGAGTTTGAGCAGGCTCTCGTCGGTCATCACCTGGTAGAGCCCGCGCACGGCGTCGTCGATGTGGGTGAAGTGGCGCATGTTGTAGCCCATGTTGAAGATGTCCACGGTCTCGTCGTTCATCAGATGCCAAAGTAGAGTCCCCTCACGCGGGTCGGGACCGTAGACGTTGTGCAGGCGCACACCCCAAGCGTCATCGTGGTAGAGGCGCGCGTAGAGCTCGTCGAAACGCTTGCTGATGCCATACATCGAGGTGGCGTTCCCAGGGGCCGCGGTGGACGACGAGGCGTACACCAGACGGATGCCCGCATAGGCGCACTGGTTGCAGACGGTGATGAACGTGTCGATGTTGTCCTTGCGTATCTGCTCTATCTCGGGATTGAACACCGAGGTCTGGGCGGCCAGGTGGAAAACACCTGCCACATCATCGTTGCTGACAAGGAACTTGCCGATGTCGGACGCCTCGTCGCCGTTCTTGCGGTCGATGCCGATAACCTCATGGCCCTGGGCCACAAGAAAGCAACGAGGGCCTTTCCGATGAAGCCCTCGCTGCCGGTAACAATGTACTTGCTCATGATTAAAAGAAGTTTTTGAACACCCCAGCGCCCCACAGGAGCGCCATGGATGCCGCCCACAGGACGATGCTCGGCAGCAGCGACAGCTTGACGTACTCCTTGCGCGTCGATGTCGCCTTGCGGCCCTTCACGGCGGTGTAGATGAAACTGAATGTCGGGATCGCGATGACGATCACCGAGCAGATGATTGAAAACACTCTCATTTTCTTGTGAATCGGTTTTTTGTTTGTTAATACCGCTTGCCGTGAAGGTGTTCACGGGTGCGGTTGTACTCCATCTTGAGCCTGATGTGCTCCATCAGGTCGATGTTGAGGGCGTCGGCGAGAATGAACAAGTCATACAGTGCGAGGTCACACCCTACGGTCATGAGGTCTTCGACTATCGTAAAGATACACTCGGTAAATCGAGCACTCTTGAAATAGGCTAACTCTACCGAGAAATCTCCTTTCTTGACTATTTCAGTGACACCGATACCTATGTCGTAGCCGGACATGCCACAAAGGCTGAGTATGCGGATTGCGGTATCGGCCAACTCGTCCTCGACGGTGTCCTTGATGTAACCCTCAAAGGCAATCTCACAGTCGAATCCGTCCAAAGCGGCGTTGAAAGTCTTGATGTCGGCGTGTTTGTCTTTCCTGTCAGCATCCACGGCCTCGGCGAGTTCAGTGATGACCATACACAGGCTGTGTCGCTCTGACAGTTGCTCGTCTTCAAAACCATTGTCACAGGCTATCTTGTGACACTCATCACGCAGGGCGGTGAGCTGTTCTTTGGTCGGTATATTCATCGTCTCACCCTCCTGCGGTTCTTGAGGTCGGCATGAACCAAGCGCTTGATGGCATCCTTGCGGGAGTAGGCCATCACCGGCTCGCCATGCACGCTGAATCGGTACAGCTGGCGGTTTCGGTCTTTGTTGTACCAGCGGAAGTTCGTGTTGAACCTCAACAAATAGACACGTCTTCTTTTTCTTTTCTCAGTCGGAGCGCTTGCCCCGAACAGGAACGGGAGAATCACTCCCGCAAAAAATCTTTTTCTGTTCATAAATTCAATTCTTTATCGGTTATCGGTTTGTCGGTCGGCACCATCCCGAACGAACGCAGGATGGCGTCGGTCTCTTTCTTGCCCGGTAAGTGGCTCCAGTCCCTCGACGCGTAGACAAGCTCGATGTCATCCAGCGAGTAGGACGTGCAGCAGTACTCATTCTTCCAGCCGCCGCGGACATTGTACCTGCCACGGCACTTCCTGACCTTGCCGACCGGGAAGATAGCGCACACGCAATAGGCGGTGTCAACGATGCCGCTCAGGTAGCGGATGGACTGGAACGGAGGAACCGGCGACCAGCAGAAGCCCACGGCGTCTGTGTGGCATCCGTGGTCGGCGTGAATGGTGTCGTTGGCCAGCTTCACGCCAGCGATGAGTTTCCCGTACTCGTCTGCCGACATGAAGCGGTAGAGCCGCAGCCTCTTTTTCCTCATGAGGCATCCTCCTTCCTGTGCCACTTCTGGCACGTCAGGGCGAGGTTGCTGCTCATGTTCTCGATACCGGTGAAGCACGGGTACAGCCAGCAGTCGCAGCACAGCCGTACCTCCTGTCCGCGGCATCCGTCACGCTCGATGACCTCACGGATGTGGCCGACGGTCACCTGAAGGCGTGAGGATATGTCGCCCAGCGAGTAGCCCTTCTCGTACATATCCACGATGAACCTGTCGGTCACCACGGCCTTGGACTCGTCAAGGGCGGCGCAGCGCTTGGCCTTCAGCATGTCCTTGTGATCCTGCCAGTACTGGCGGTTGTACTCGAAGCGCGGGTTGGTGCCGTGCGGGCCTTTCGGCTTGCGTTCCTTGTCAGGCTCGTGCAGCGCTTCCCTTGTTTTCGCGGTCTTGCGCATCTTCTGCTTGACGCGGCACTCGTTGCACAGCTTGTACTGCCTTCCGTCGAAGATGAACGCCTCGGCATCCATGACGCGGTGGCACAGCGTGCAGTAGAAACGGCCGGTCTCTGCGGCTTCCTTCTCGCCATTGGCCTTGCGCTCCGCGTAGGCTCTCGCCCTCACATCCTTGTGCTCCTGCTGGTACTTGATGTTCTTGGCTATCAGCTTCTCCCTTTTCTTCTGGTAGTACCTGCGCTGGGCGGCGCGGACATTTTCACGGTTGTTCTCAACCCATTTCTTGGTATGTTCTCTGCGCCTGGCTTTACGCTCCTCGGTGGTGAGTATCGGCTTGCGGCCGCATCTCTGCTTTTCCTCAGGAGCCTCCATGCCTTTTCTGCGCCAATATGACGCGCGGTTGGCCTCACGCTTCTTCTCCCTGTTCTTTTCCCTGTAGAGCCGCTGCCACTCCCGCTGTGCGGCTTTCCGCTCCTCATCGTTGGCGAACTTGCGTCGCTTTGGCTCTGGTTTAGGCTTGGTGACACAGGAGTGGCCGAGCGTGTGGCAGTCGCGGCACATCTTGTAGCGGGCGTGCTTCATGCCTGGCTTGATTGGGAAATAGGTGATGGGCAGGTTCCTGTGGCAGTAGCAGCACTCCCGCCCCTCAACGGTTCTTTTTGTCTCGCTCATGTCGGTTTCTTGTTTTTGTCTTCGATGGTGTACCACTCCACGTCGGGAGCCTCAAGGCCGAAGTGCTCACGGACATCATTGAGGTCGTAGCGCCCGTGGTACTCGGTTGTAATCTTCTCTCGTCCCACCTCCTTGATGGTGACTTTCCATTCTCGGTATGGCTTGTACATGTCAATCTCCTTTCTCTACAAGCACGACATCGCCGCCGATGCGGAACGCTCCCTCAAACATCTGGGTGCATCGCTTGGGCAGCGAGTCGTAGTATCTCTTTCTCTTTTCCCACATGGTACACCAGCCCATGCCGCCGACCTGCCTGATGTTGTCGGGCAGGAAGCATCTGCAGACTCCGCACATGTAGGGTATCTCGTAGAACGGCCCACGGCCGTTAATCGTCACCCGTGGCACGGCTAATCCTCACCCCCTTCCGTCTCGATGACCAGGTCCATGTTGCTTGTCACGTTGTCGCGCCAGTCGTTCCTGCCGTCGGCTGTGTAGTTGGACGGCGACTCGAAACCGCCGCAGTCAATCAGCGCGACCACGGGGAAATTGCCCTTGGCGTCGGTGCACACGATTCTCGCGGGCTTGCCGTCGCGGGTCTTGACCATGCCGAACTTCTCGCCCTTCTGGATGGCAAGGGCATCATTCAGATTGAACTTGATTTCTACCATAACTCTCTCGGTTTATAATATTGATTTGACTATTTCGATGATACCAACCACGATCAGACACGCCAGCACGGCGGCAATGGCTGTCATGCAGCCGATGGTGATTCTGCCGACGGCCTTGATCTCCGCGTCACTCAGACCGTCATCCGTCTTTCTGTTTTCCTGTGTCATAGTCTTCTCGGTATGGATGGTTAACTAATTCCGCTATCGTGGCATCGGCAAGCCTGCGGGCATTCTCGGCAATCTGCCTGTTGTTGGCCTGTAGCTTGCCGAGCACGACAGAGCGCCGTTCCTGCGCGACGAGCATCTTCACCAGTTCGAAGCGTCTGCGCTCCCATTCGTTGTCTGCAATCTGACAGGATGCCTTCAGCGCGTTGCCGTCATTCGTGCCGGTGTCTTGTCTCATCGGCATATCGGTACCAGGACCGAACAGCGCCTCATTGGTGCCGTAGTACGGCGAGGCATGATTGCCCCGCATGAGTCTTTTTCTTAGATTCCTGAACATTGTGATGATGATTATTTTCTGTTGATGATTTCCCTCCATTCGTCCAGCTGGCGCTCCATAGCCTCACGCACGGTGCGGATGGCACCCTCACGGCCTCCAAGTGACGTGATGTAGCTCTCCATCTCGGCGGGACTGGTGGCGACATAGTAGCCCTTGCTCGTAGCGACAAGGCACTTGACATAGCCGCAGCAGCGGATGTGGTTGATGATTTTACGAAGCCTCGCCTCGCTCAGTTCGTAGTGGGCCTTGTGCATGGCAGACACAATCTCCTTGTTGCGCACGGCACGCTTGGCGCCGACACGCAGACTCAAACCCTTGGCGATGACAGGCAGCAGGATATTGCGCTCATAGTCGGTCAGGGGCTCGGTGTGCTCGTTGAATCCTTCCAGCATGTTCTTATCTGATGTTAAGGTTGGCGTTGCGGCGGTTGGTCTCGGTGTCTGGATAAATCCTCTTGTAGGCCTTGGTGGGGCGGAGGACATTGTCACGCTCGCAGATGTACTGGCCGCTCAGTGTGTCCTTGTACATGAACCTCACCACCTCGAAGCGGTTGTAGCCGCAGTCGGCGATGACAGTGTCACCACTGCTGATGACCGTGCCGCTCATGAATCTCACCTCGCGCTCCTGGAACTGCTCAAAGAAGGCATCGTAATCGAAAAGGCCGTCCATCTTCTCGTCGCCCTTGTATATGGTCACCTCGTCGATGTCAATGAACCCGCCGACCTCGCAGTGGTAGCCGTGCTCGGTACCGAAGGCGTGGTCAAACGAGTCGTCGATGACGTTGAACTCATAGGTGGCTTTGAAGCTGATGAAGTAGCCATCGAAATCATCGACTTCGATGTAGGTGGAGCACTGGGACTCGTCGATGTCGTCCACATCGGGGTCAAAGTCGTAGTCGCGGATGATCTCGTTATACAGTTTCTTGTAGAACTCAGGTGATAAACTTGTCGGTTTCATAACTTCTTGGTTTTAATTGGTTTGACTTATTGAATTATTTACTGTAAAGTTAGCGTTTTATGACGATATATGCAATCGTCGCATACCGCCATTTTACCACCTTAACGCTTGGTAACAGTTAGTGAAAAAGCGGCACCGCCACGAAATTGCAGCGGCGCCGAAGTGTGTTAAAACAAGTCGTCGAACAGACCGGGGACTCTCGGACGGAGCGCATCACGCTCCTCTCTGAAGAACTCCTCCTTGGTTCTGCCCATTCTCTTACCCTTGCGGGTGTGCACGTCGAAAGTGTATTCCGGGACAGGCAGCGGGTGCAGCCTCACGTCATCAATCCACCGCTCAACGTCCACGTCCTGACGGTCGTAGATGAAGTTCTGCAGGTGGTCGGCGTCGCGGCACTTGCGGCAGTCGCACAGCAGCAGCACCGCCTTGCTCACGAAAATACGGCCTTTCGGCTCCTTCGCGCCCTTGTTCACCAGCTCGTGCCCCTGCCACAGCGACTCCACCTCATGGGTGATGAGGCCGTAGCAGTCTTCGGCGCTGATGGTGAACAGGCGCTTCCAAACATAGTCACGATAGCCGCTGGACCACAGCTCCAGGGCGAAGAATCCGGCCACACGCTCATCGGCTCGCCTGATGGCCTTCTGCATGGCCGACGAGCACTCGAAGAAATCATATCCGTTCTTTGTTCTCAGTATCATATCAACTCCTTTCGTTTGACACATAAAGTTAGGCATAATTGACGGATGACAGGCAACGCAAGTGCCGCCATTTCCGTCTCCTTAACTCTTGTTGACATTAGAATTTGAACTTGGCCGATATGTTGTACTGGACCATCGAGCGGGTCTTGTCCTTCCCGTTGTTCGTCGGGCCCTTCAGGCCGATGCTGTCACCGAAATGCTTCTTGATGAACAGTATCGAGCGGCGCTCCTCATCCACGTTGCGGATGGCGGCCAGACCTCCGGCATTGACGAACGTCCCCTTTTGGGAGAAGTTGTATCGCAGGTCGGTGAGGATTTTCCGCTCCTTGAACTTCATGTAGCAGCTGATCCAAAAGTCCTCCTTGAGCTTCAGTTCCTCGTTCCACCAGACGTTCTTGTCGTAGCGGACGCCATAGGCGCAGCCGGTGATCATCTTGCTCAGGGAGTAGTAGCCGTTCTCATCGTACATCACGGGGCTGATGCGTGACGTGAAGCCGAACAGGTGGACGTCCAGCATGCACGCCAGCTCATACAGGCTCTCGATGATGTGGGTGATTTTCCCGGGGTCGCGGATGACACCGGACTCGCCCTTCTCCACGACGAGGCTCTTGACGACATGGACGTCATCATCAATCATGAACAGGTCACCGAAGTGCCTGGCCATCCAGTTGCGCTTGGGTATCAGCCCCACCACGTCATCGGGATGGGTGACAATCTCACACTCGGGGTTGTACTCCCTGTAGATGTCAGCCTGGCTCTCGGCGACGCAGATGATGGGGTCAACGACCAGACGCTTGGACAGCACCATGTCATGACGCTTGTGGCTGGGGATGACTATCTTCAAGGGCATGGCGCACGTCTTTGATGTCGATAACATTGCTCTTGCTCACCTTCCCGGTCTTGTACGATCGCATGCGCTGCATGCCCAGGCGCTCACGGAGCCAGTTGCTGTCAACCTCGCTCGCCGACTGGATGATGAACAGCTCATGCTTCTCGTCGTACTTCGGGATCAGCGGATACAGGGCGGTGTCGTCCGTGATGGCGTCGAACCGTTCCTTGAACTCGTCCGTCTCCTTCTCGGGGGCGAACTCGACACCCCAGTCCTGCAACTCGCTCTTGTCCCACTCGTTGTTCAGGATGTCATGGTCGGTCTCGCCGAAGCTCACGTTGTCCTTGGTGGCGTATTCCCTCAGTTTCTTGGGCTTGGTCTTGGCGTCAAGCACCTTGCACGGCAGCTCGGCATAGCCAAGTTCCCTGCAGGCACGCAGACGCAGGTTGCCGCACACGACGACGTAGCGGCCGTTGTCGTAGGGGAACACGATGAGTTCCCGCAGTTCAAGCATCTCTGGGCTTTCCTCGATGCTCTTCTTCATGGCCTCGAAGCGGTAGTCCCGGAAAAATCTCGGGTTCTTGGGTAGGCCCTTTAGCTGGCCCTTGTTGTAGTCCATCAGCGCGATAGAAATGTTCTGTGTCATTTGTTGTCATCATCACTTAAATTACATCATCACTCAACAACCGACACAGCCACTATTGCTCTACGATGCGACGGATGAGCCCCTCGATGTCCTTGCAGCCGATGTGCTGCATGTACTCCATCATGGAGACGATAACCTCGGCGGCGGCCTCCTCACGCAAGGTGTAGCCCTCGAAGCGTGACAGCGCCTCGGGTTGCACCTTGCTGTCCATCTGCGCCTGGTGGAGCTTGCACCAGGATCTCGTCTCACGAAGGATGATAGCCATCGGCGAGGTGTTCTCGGTGTAGTCGCCGCGCGCGATAGACTGCGAGTGGGATTTCATCGCATAGATATTTAGCTTTATCATCGTGACTATGTTTAAATAGTTGTCTGTTAATTAAACTCGTTAAGGCTAACTGATGAGCCTGGTGGGTGGTCTGATTTGTTTCATGTTGTTATAGGTATTTAGCGTGTGATTGTTTTACTACGTCCATGCTTTCCTCGGCATAGATGGTCGTTGTTTCGATGCTCTCGTGGCCAAGCATCAATCGAACTTGGTCAATAGGCATTCCACGATGCAGGGCCATTGTCGCACAGGTGCGGCGGAAACGGTGCGGATGCACTTTTTCAATTCCGCACTTCCTTCCAAGTTCACGAAGTAATGTGCCTACGGAACTGATATTAAGCCTTCCATGTGGTTTCTGTTGGCCAACAAAAAGAGGCGGCTCGTTATCCGTCCTTGTGGATAGATAATTCTTGATATACAGGACACACTTTGGAGTCAAAAACACCGTCCTGTACTTTTTCCCTTTGCCGAGAACAACTGCCTCCCCTTTTTCAAGGTCAACATCACTCAAGTCGAGACCGACCATTTCAGCGACACGGCAACCCGTTGAATACAGGAACTCGATAATCGCTTTTTCTCGAATGCCTGCGTTAAGTTTCAGCGTTTCCAGTTGAAGTTCAGTTAGCGGTTTTTTTAATTTTCTCGGCTCCTTGATTTTTGCAATCCTCGCCACGGGGTTGGCGGTTATTTCCCCTTCTTTCATGAGAAACCCGAAAAACGAGGACAAAACAAGCCTGTCGTTATTCATCGTCCGTTCACTACAACCCCGCAACTTCATCTTCACGAGGTGCGCCCGTATGTCGTTTGTCGTGATGTCCTTGATGTGTTTATTCATCGAGGGCAACACGGTCTTTAGACACTCCCGATAGCGGGCCAAAGTTCTTTCAGCAAGCCCTTGCGTCACTTTCGCAACAAAGAATTTCTGCACAAGCTCAACATCGGACTGCTCGTATACGACAAGCCCTGTCTGCTTTGGTTGAACGTCATAATGCTGTAGCACTACGGTGACAAGGTCGGTGATGGTGCCGACTTCGGCTGGCTTGTAATGCTCAAGCAATATTGCTTTGATGTCATCTATGAAATCCATGTCACAGCTCGTCAAGGTTGAATAGTGAAAGTTGTATCGGCTGTTGTGGCTGCTGTTGTGGCTCGCTGGGTACCGCGACAGGTTCAACAACCGGTGTGTCAATCTTTACTGCTTGTTGTTCGCTGCCGTCATCGTCTTTCGGAGTAATAGACCTCGCATAGGCAAGGTTCTTGCGACACTCCAGTTCATCAGCCACACGGATAGACGGGATTGCACACGGGAACGGGTAACACATCTCGTTGATGACGTAACCGCCAAAGAAGTCCATCCTCAGCGCATCACGCCTCTCTACGATGCCGAACATGCCGTGCAGCATCATGTTCAGTGCACTCATCTTGCAGCTCAGCGGGTCGAGGTCACCCAGCACGAAGTAGTGGAACTTGTCTTTGTCGATATTCCCCCACATGGCCAGAGGCAGTCGCCCGCTGCCACATGCTGGATCGCAGACGAACGTCCGCTCTTTCGTGTATAGCATTTTGGCAATGCCGTCACATAAGCTCTCTGGCGTAAAGAACTGCCCCATGCTTGATGCCTTGTAGCCACTCTTGACTTTTTCCTCGTAGAGAGTACCGAAAGCGTCATACCAGCCCTTCTGCTCGATGTTGTGTGCGGTATCTTCTGCAATGAGTTTGAAGCATTCAAAGAACGTCTCATTGTCTTTCATCATCTCGTCAGTGATGACGATGAAGTCACATTCCTTTGAGCGGATATAGGCAGGGTCGAACCATCTTATCGTCCAGTCCAGCCATTGGTCAAACAGTTGGGCAAAGTCAGCACCACGTTTGTAAGCATAACCGCTCAACAACTTGTCAATATCTTTGATATGGTTCATGTGCAACAATGAAGCGAGTGCCGGCACGGATGCCGACACTCACAATGGATGATTACATGATTTACTTCTTGCCTCGCTTGGTGGTATTCTCGGGGGTGTCCAGCTGGTCGCAGATGGCCACCCTCAGGCCAGCCCTCGTCAGTTTGGGCAGGTAGGTGTCCAGCGCATGGTGTGGGAAACCTGCTATGTTGGTGGTCCCGTTGCGCTTGGTCAGCACGATGCCCAGTGTATTGCTCACGGTCACGGCATCCTGGAAATAGGACTCGTAGAAGTCACCGACACGGAACAGGATCACCGCGTCGGGATGCTTCTCCTTCATTTGGTTGTACTGCTCAGTCAGTGTTGACTGCTTGGGCTTGCGTGGCTTCTTCTCAGGTTTCTTCTTTCCGTCACGGGTGTAACCCATTTCGTCAAGCTGCTGCTCTATCTTAGAGGTCTTTTTGCTCAGCTCATTGGTATAGTCCTGTTCAATTTTGATGACTTTCTCACTGAACCACTCACTGGCAATGTCTCGTTGAGTGTCTGTGCTGCCATCATTGGAATTCAGGAACTTACGCAGATAATCGCGGATGATGGTGTTGCGTTGTTCGGGATGCTCCTTCACATAATCAAGAGCCACAGACGCTGGCGGCAACATTGAGTGACCAATCAACTTGGTACGCAGGGCATAGTAGCTGTTCTTGAGCATATATGCGGCAAGGACATTCAGCTCATTCTCGGTTAGTGGCTTGTCGCTCAAATTGTCAACATCAAACTCAAATAGTTTTGAGTAAGCCTCAGCCCTGTGCTCACGGCACTTGGACTCGGCTTTGTTTAGCTTTTCTGCAAGTCTCTGCGCCTCTGCACCCTCCTTGATTGTCTCGTTGGTCGCACCGGACAAATCCTTCTTGAAGTTGTAGTAGCGCATATCCAGATTAACGCCATCATAGTAGGTGCTGATGACAAAGCACTGGTAAACCTCATGATTGGCGAGCTTTTCTTTTAGCCGCTCGTCATCCTCATTATACCAGGAGTAGGAGTCAAAGACATCCTCTCGGTTAAATACCTCGTATCCGCGTTCACGGCACATGGCGCACAGCGCGTCAACATCGCTGGGGTATTTGGTATAATTGCTTGTGCTCTTAACAATGGCAATCTTGCCGAACTCAAGGGTGCCACCGGCTTTGACTATCTGCTTGGCCTTGGCATCAATGATGCTCATGAGGTAGTGGCGCGTCTTCTCCTTAAACTTCTCTCGGTTGGTGCACTTGGCTGTCTTGTCATCGCATTTCATCTCGTAGAACAGGCAACCAGCGTTCTTGGTGTTGAACTCACACCCGGAACACTGACGGCCGCAGCCGCCTTCGAATTTCGGGCGGTGTCCCTTCACCCATTCGCTGCTGCTGATGTAGCCGAAGATGTTGTTGCAGTAACGCTCTGCGCTGAACTTTGAGATGCTTGCGTCGTTCTTGTAGCGGTTGTAGAACTCCTTCTGCATATCTTCATCAAGTTTGCAGATGACCAAAGCCGCACCGATTGACATCACGCCGTCCTTGAGTTTCAAGGCCAACTCAGGGATGAGTGAGTTCAGTTTAATGCGGTCAAGCACGAAGCGGGTGGACTTGCCGAAGCGCAGGGCGATTTCCTCGGTGGTCTGGCCACGCTTGGCCAACTCGCCGAAGGCAAAGGCCTCCTCGGTGGGGTCAACGTCCTTCCTTTGCAGGTTCTCGGTGATCATCGCATCGAAGGCCTCATCGTCGGTGAGTTCCCTGACAATGCAGGGGATGGTAGAGGGGACTTTTACGCGGATTTTCTGATTGA